AAATAATAATATAAAGGGCGGTAAAAATGGCAGACAAGAGAATACACGATTCAATTACGGAAATCACTGAATATCAAGACAAAAATCACGATTTTGTGGTGATTGACGGAGATGGTCTCGGCACTTCGCAAGACAAAGCACAAAAGATGACATTTGATAATCTGGCAAGTTCGATTGGTAAATTGTTAAACAATGCCAACGATGATACAGCTACATTAACCAATAAAACAATTGATGCAGATGACAACACTTTTTCTAACATTATAAACAGCAATATCAAAGCACTTGCAGGTATTGACGCTACTAAAATCGCAGATGGGAGCGTGTCAAATGCGGAATTTCAATATTTAGACGGTGTAACATCATCAATTCAAGACCAGATTGATGCGAAAGCAAGTAGTGGCGGATTAGCTTATTGTTATTCCGACACATTTACAGCGTCTGGAACAACCGAAACAATCACGCATTCAACAATTAAAACAGGAATTAATGGCTTTCCAAATACATACATCGAAGCACCTGTTTTGGTTCAGGTTTTCCACGAAACAAGTGCACAACATTGGTCAGCAATTTCAACAGTTGAAGTTGAGACTGAATTTCAAGGTGGAACTTTAATTTTGAAACAATTAAATTTGTCGTCTCTTTCGAGTGGTGAAAATTATTATGTGAAATTAATGGCAACAGGAACAGACGCGGGAGCGTAATTATGAGAAATCTCCGACAAGCAGTAAAATTAGTAATTGACAGCTATTCTGGAACGGTAACGGGTCAGATTATGACTGATTTGCGGACTGCTGGGCAATTCATTCATAATGATATTGGAACGGGTGATGCTGAAACAAATCTTGTCGATTTGGCAATTCAAGTGTACGCAGATTATATCGACACGCCAACAGGACAGCGAATAGCTGACGAAATTTCAGCGTTGGCAAAGATACTCGCTGAATATGAAATCACACCAACAGGACAACGAATAACCGACATTGTCAATCTTTGCAAAGCCATTGTGAATGAAGGGTGGGTTGGCTTTTTCAGCAACAAACACTACCTCAATTTCGATGGGGTTGATGATTATGCTCAACTGGGTGAGTCTTGTAATAGTGGGACTACAAATATGATGAGTTTCTGGATAAAACGAGACGATGAAACAAATTTAGAAAGCCCGCTAGGTTCGAGTGGCTATGACCATTATGTAGTTTATGTGACAGGCTCAGCTTTTTATTTTAGGGTTGGTACAAGTGCTAAAAATTTTGGTAATGTATTACCTGACACTGATTTGCATCATCTCGTAATGATTCGTAACGGAGATACTATCGATTGCTATCGTGACGGTGTATATTTTGGAACGCAAACAGGTTTTGGCGGGGTAGAAGATAGTGAATTTGACATTATTGGTGCTAAGTATGACACACCCCCAACATTCCACTTTGCAGGCGGCATTGACGAAATTGCAGTGTATAATGACAATATCCCAGCGGTGTATGTTGATGCAGTGCCAACCGAAGTGACTGAGTTATATGGCGAAGGAACTCCTGAAACTTGCGGAAACGCAAATGATATTTCGGGACTTCAAGGCTATTGGCGAATGGAAGAGGGCGAGGGAACGACTATTGCAGACAGCGTAGGCGACAATGACGGAACACTCATAAATGGCGTTGAGTGGGGAGAACATTGATGAGATATGTAATTTTGCCACTTTCAGAAGTAACCGAAGAGATGATAAGTGATTGTCTTGAGACAAGCGTAAGCACTTTGCGAGTCTCAACAGATAATTATACGATACTAAAATGGAAGGGAAGCAAACCTCGCAGTTTATATGGAATCCCAGAAATAACAGACATTAAAACAGAACTTAAAAAAGACGAATGGAAGGAAGAAACAGAATGACTACTTGGCACATAATATCGTTAGGTATTTCTATTTTAGTAAATGTTGTAATGGTGGCAATAGCATTCACGACCGTTAAAAACGAAACGAAACAGCAGGGCAAGGAAATTACTACAATTTGGAAAAAGATAGAGGTAGTCCCTTCTTTAGAAACAGAAATTAAAAATATTAAAGACTTAAAGGTTCAAGTAAATAGAATTTCAGAAACGCTACAGCAACTTGTAGGTAAATTCGATATGTGGTTCAAAATGATGAGCGACAAATAAAAAAATAGGAGGAATTATGTCAAAATGGTTACTATTGATTGCAAAGGCACTACCGAAGAGAGAAATTAAAAATTTCATCATTGGTATTTTGCGAAATTGGGTCAAAGAAACTGACAATACTATCGATGACCAAGCAGTTGAAATCATCAATGTAATGTTAGATGCGGCGTTGATTAATGAATAAAATACCAAAACGCATTAAACACTTCAAAAAGCACGAATTAGCGTGTCGGTGTTGTGGGATGATGAATATTAGTGAATTGTTCCTCGATGCCCTTGAAAACGCTCGAATGATAGCTGGTATTCCATTTGTAATTACTTCTGGTTGCCGATGTAAACAACATAATAAAACGGTCGGTGGCAAAATGAACTCAAAGCACCTTTGCTCTGATGAAATTGAGACCTCCGCAATTGATATTAGAGCAAGAAATGATTATGAACGAGGAGTTATTGTTCGGGCGTTATTTTTGGCAGGCATTCAGCAAATTGGTGTAAATGTAGACGATAATTTTATTCATTGTGAAATTGACACTAATTGGGCGTTGTGGGTGTATTAATTCTCCTTGACACTCACATTTGACGCTTTGGCACTCTCCCCAAGGCGTCTTTTTTTATGTCACCAAACCGCACCAACACTACAATTATAAAATAAATTAAATTAAATTAAACTTTTTCCTTGACAACAAAACCCCCTTGACCATAAATTGAATTGTCTTTAAAAAATAGAGTGAAAAAAGTGATGGTGGCGGAACAGAGTAAACGAAAAATGTCATCTGAGCGAGAACACGCGTAGGCGGTGACCGAAATATAGTTGAAAGCTCGAACATAGGGTAGAGCACAGGTTAGTCCTGATAAGACTACATAGTAGGTGGAACGATGTCACGAGATATGTGTAACCACTTATGCCTGGTCAGTCAAGGTAGCATAAGCAAGGGATATGTAGCATAGTACGAGGTTCATAACAAAGGGTGGCAAGAGGAAAGTCACCATCACTTATTCACAAAAGGGAGAGAGAAAATGAAAATGAAAAATGAAGAATTGTATTCACAACTGAAAACAGAAATTTTCAAACAATTAGTAGGTAAGCTGAACAACAAAGGTGGAAATTATTTTGCAAATTTATGGAATTATGCAGAAGAAATCCTAAACGATTGTAGTGGTGGGATTGAAGAGAACTCTGACGGCTATAATTATTACGAGGTGTCGCAGTTTGACACAAAAAACGGTCAACCATTGCAAATTGAATGGAAGAGGGGAGAGTTAAAATGAAAACAGAATCTTTATTATTTTTATTAACCGAGAAAATGCAGATAATCGAAAATTTGCACAAAGAAATCGAAGAGCAAAAAACAGAAATCGAAGAGCAAAAAACAGAAATCGAAGATGCGGGAAGTATTATATTTAGTATGTTACACGATGATATGACCGCACCAGATGACTGTCCTCATTCAGACGACCCAAATGATGGCAACTGCCCGAATGATTGCTGGGCTATTGATTATTGTTGTATGTACCACGATAACAGCGAAACGACAAAAACAGATGTGTTGGCAGAAGAATTAGAAATAAAATTGAAAGAGGGAGAATGAAATGTTTGAATTAATATTGGTGTGCATCTGCGGAATAGGAATTGGAATAATTGGAATAATAATCGAGAAAATCGAAAAAGGAGATTGAAATGGGAATAGCAATAATTATACTCGGTGCGGTTATAGTCTGCCTACTGCTTCATATTTTAGGGCAGAACAAGGAAATTGAGTTTTACAAGCAACATTTGAAAGAAAATTTGCAAAAAAAAATAGGAGAGGGAAAATGAAAACTATTAACATCAAGGGCAAAGAATATGTAGAGGTTCACACACGCATTTCTGAATTTAGAAAATTACACGAAAAGGGTAGTATTATCACTGAAATGGTAAGTAATGAGGGTGGCGTTTGTGTTTTCAAGGCAAGCGTTATGATTGAGGGCGTGTTGCGTGCCACTGGTTTTGCGTATGAAAAAGAGGGTTCAAGTTTCATCAATAAAACATCATTCATTGAGAACTGCGAAACCTCAGCAATCGGTAGGGCGTTAGGTTGTTTTGGTATTGGAATTGACACATCGGTAGCAAGTTTTGATGAAGTTGCCAACGCAATTAGTCAGCAAGCAGACACACCAATTGTTGAATTGAAGAAAAAAATCAAAGATGGTTTCAAAAAATTAAACTATTCACCAGAACAAATAAAAAAAACTACTGCTGATTTTGTGGGGCAAAAACCAATAAAAGGTGAATATGAACTGCTGTTAACTTACCTAAGGAATCAATACAAATCAATGATTATGCAAACAAAATAAAAGGAGAAGTAAAATGATGGAATTTAACCAGGAATTACTGACAAACGGTGTGGGCGTAAATTGCAGGTCGGAAGAACAAGCAGAAGCCTTACTAAAATGGGCTGATGCTAATGGTAAAAAGTGGTGTACTAATCAATCCTATATAGAAGGGACGCATTGGAATGTTCATAAAGAAGAAACCATTTATTACATCGCAAAAGGAACTTATGGTTCTATATCATTAGGCACAAATTACACCTCTTTTGAAGAGGCAATTGATTTGACGAAAAGTCAAATGGTTGACCCTGAAACCGAAATGTATGTGTGGGACGATGACGGCGATGATGATGTAGCGTTTTTAAGGAGTATTGATATGAGGAGGGATGCTCCATATATGACTAATAAGTTTGGCTGGGGCAATTGCTCACCAACAAAACCAAAGAAAACACGCCCTATGACAAAAGACGAGATGTTTACCTTTATCGGACAAAATGATATTGAGGTTGCTTTTGATGGTAAAAAATTTCACAAAAAGATAGGTTATTTTAGCTATCATCTTGATATTACTAAGTATATTTATCGTTTCAAAGGACAAGCAGAAGTGTATAAATTCGAGACAGATGAAGAAGCAAAAGGAAATGTTGCAAAAAAAAATAAAAACAAAATAAAAGGAGAGTAAAATGAAAGAATTACAATTTCCAAAAGTAAATACCGTTGTTATCAGCGGTCGTTTGACCCGTGATGTAGAATTACGATACACACCGAGTGGGGCGGCGGTTGCAAACTTATCTATCGCTTTTAGTAGAAGCTGGAAAAAGGGCGAAGAATGGATAGAAGAGACAAGCTATCTCGATGTAGTTGCGTGGACAAAATTAGCAGAAAGATATGCTGAAAAGTTGCACAAAGGAAGTCCCGTTTTGGTAGAGGGCTATTTACAAACTCGCTCATACACCGACAAAGACAACAACAACCGAAAGACAACTGAAATAGTCGCACACAAAATCAATCTTTTGGAAAAAACAGCGACAGAACAAAAAACCGATGCTGATGAAGGTTACAAAGCACCAGCACCGACAAATGATGATGTTCCATTTTAGGGGGCAAAATGACACTACAAGACATCAATAAAGCAATGGGTAGGTTAAGAGCGGAATATCCAATGTATTATTACCGTGAGTTAGTTGGAAAACGTTTTCAATCGAAATTCATTTCTCACGAATTAGAGAAGATTTTCGAGGAGAAAGGTTTTAAAACTTATGCGGAAATTAAAAAGGCTTGCCCGAAAGGGATGAAATTGTCACACTTCATCAAGAAATTAGTGGGATAAACCAATGTTGCGGAGTGGGAAACTGCTCCGCACATAAACAGGAGGAGATAAGATGAGAGGGAAATTAACTACACAATTAATGATGATGACAATGTTCGCGGCGATGGCACAGCAAGGAATGAACCGCCAACCTCCGAAACCTATAAAAAGAGATAAACCTGTCATATTGAAAACTTGTCCAATATGCAAAACAGAGCATCAACAACACAACCGTTTTTGTAGCAATGAATGTAGAATTATTGCCAAAGAAGCAAAAAAGATTCGAGCTAAAAAGCGAAAAAACAGGAGGAGATATTATGAATAAAAATGAAGAAAAACATACGAAAACGATTGATAAAATAATTGCAGAAGTATGTGATTTAGAAACTAAAAGACCAAAAGAAGATTGGGAGAATTGTCCACTTTGTAAAAATGACGGGATTATTCCAGAACGACAACTTGATATTGACCCAGATGGTAATATATCTGAAGAAACGAAAAAGATGAATCTAATTTAACCACAAAAAAAGAGCAAGAATGGGCTGACCAAATAGAAATTGCATTTAAAGAATTTACGGAAATATTGAAATCTATAGAAAAAAAAAGAATACTAAAATCTTGCGAAGATTACGAGAATTAGACGGTCAAGGGAAGATAGCTTATACTTATGTCGGTGGATTTTACATAAAAAGATGAAAATAGTTCTTGACAATAATAATGTAAATATAAATGTTGTTACAGAATAAAGGAGAGAGAAAATGAAAAATGAAGAATTGTATTCACAACTGAAAAAAAAGCTAAAACTTAATGGCAAAGACAAAGACTCGTTAAAATGGTTTTGGCAAAATTATTTACCAAATATGAGATATTCAACAGTGTGTAACCAGTTGAATGGATTTAGCGAACTTTCCGAAGATGTTAAAAAAATTGTTTTGAATTATTTGAATAACTAATAATGAAAAAGTCGTTTATATTGTTTGTTGATAGTTTGGGAATTTTGGAAGAAATGACCGATGAACAAGCTGGAAAATTCATTAAAATTATCTACCAATATCAAAAAACAGGTTCTTCTGATTGTGATGATTTCGATACAAAAATGGCTGTTTTTTCATTAATTCAACAATTCAAAAGAGATGATGAAAAATATCAAAACATTTGCAACCGTAACCGTGTCAATGGTTTAAAGGGTGGCAGACCTAAAAACCTAAAAAACCCAGTGGGTAATTTGGAAACCCAAAAGAACCCAGAAGAACCCAAAAAAGCCGATACTGAGAATGATACTGAGAATGATACTGAGAATAAGAAAGAAAAAATATACAGATGCTTCGCTCATTTATCACTTTCAGAAATTGAATTTAATAAATTAGTCGAAAGAGGATTAAATAAAACCACGATTGACGAAATTTGCGACAATATCGAAAACTACAAAAAGAATACAAACTACAAATCGTTGTATTTGACAATTTTAGCGTGGAATAGGAAAGACAAGAAATTTGAAGAAAACAAACTTGTCGTTAAATCAAAAATTAAGTCGAGTGCCTATCAAGAAGAGGGCTACAAATTTTAGGATTTTAAAAAGGAGGAAAGGAATTATGAAAGAGCCAAAATTTAAAATCAAACAAGATGTATTTATAGCAATAAATCCGAGCTATGTTACAAGCGAAGAAGCCATACTATCAGGATATATTGAAGGGTATAAAAAAACAGTTCTGTATGATGAAAATGATATAGAATATGAGTACAAATTTGGATTTGGAATGGATTCAACTTGGAAAAAAGAAGAAGAAATATATTTAACCGCTAAAGAAGCGAGGATTGAAGCCTTAAAAAAAGTAAATGAAGATATTGCTGAGATTGAAGAAAAATTGGAAAGATACAATAAACTTAAAAATCAGCTTTCGCAAAGTGGATAGATGAAAAAAAGGAGAGTAAGTGAATTTAATCCTACCAAAAAACTACGAAAATAAAAATCCGAAAATATTGTCGCATATCCACAAAGATATTAAGGATAACAGCAAATTCCATTATCTATTTATGGGGGTCGTTGGTTGTGGCAAAACACACCTTGCTGAACTAATAGCAAAATACTATAATGATTTCCGATTTGTCGAATGCAGAAGCATTTACGATGATTATTTGCGTGTTATGAACGGAAATTTCTCCGACCAGTCAGAAGCAATAGCGAGGCGTCAAAATGTTTTGCGTGGTAAAAATGTGTTCTTCGATGATATTGGAGACGAACGAAACACCGAGACCGCTCATTATTTTATCGGTTCACTTATTGAAGACCGATATAATTGGATAAAAAAGGGGCTTGCTGGCTCTACAATATTGACGACAAATTTGAATATAGAACAACTCGGAGAACTTTACGGTCACAGGGTAGTTGACCGAATTCGTGAAATGTTTGTAATTATGAAATTTAATAAATACAATTTCAGAGCAAGAAAAAAATTAGTAATAGAGGGGTAGGGATGGAAAATATTTTGATTTTGCATAATACCAAACAGAGGAGAAAATAAAATGATATTCACGATTAAAACACAATCCGACATTGAAAAACCGATGAGTTATGCAAAAAGGCTTTTGGAAACCGCTAAATTCGGGATTAAAATATCGGTAGAAAAGAAAAGAAACCCGAGAACGAGCAAAGAAAATCGCTATTACTGGGGGATTATTGTCAAGATGATTTCAGATGCAACTGGTTATTTTCCGCTCGAAGTACACGAAATCTTGAAGCAAGAATTTTTAAGATTAGAAGATAAAATAATCAATGGTAAACGGTACATCATCACAAAATCGACAGCAAAGCTAAATACAGCAGAGGCAGAGGAATATTACGAAAAATGCAGAATGTATGCGTCAATAAATATAGAAATTTGCATTCCGTTGCCAAACGAAATATCGAGTAGTTGGAAATAAATAAAAAAAAATATTGACAAAAACATTGCTGTAAATACGATGTTTTTGTTGAAAGGAATAGGGAGGAGAAAATGAGAGTAAAGTTGAAAAAAGACATTGTGATAAAATCAGGAACAATATTTGAAGATGCACCAACAAAAACAATTAGGCACGGTAAAGGTCATATTGGAGCTACATTTGCATTAAGTAAGGATAGTTGTGGTTTTATTGAATATGATTTAATTGATTATGATGATCTAAAAGAATATTTTGAAATCATAGAAAAGTAAAAGGCTAAGTTCAGCTATGGCAAATTTATTGAAAATAATATTACCGCTCACTGTTACAATTGGCAAAACGAAACCAAAGAAAATATCACTTTCGATGAACTGGTACAGAAACGCAAAATTTTATGAAATATCAAATGTAAAACGCAAATTCCAAAAAATAGTAGCTGAACTTTTAATCAATGAAAAGCCATTGTATTTGCAAAAAGTCAACATAAACTACAAACTTTACTTCCCAGATAAAAGAGAGCGTGACATCGGTAATTTTGGGGCGGTAATTGACAAATTTTTAGAAGATGCACTTGTAAGACTCGGGTATTTGAAAGGCGATTGCTTCAAGTGTGTAAAACTTATCAAAATTGAATTTGGCGGAATAGATAAAAATGCCAGATGCGAGGTTGAAATTGACGAAATTAGTTGAACTTTGGAAAAACGATAAAAATTAAGCGTTCGGGGTGCATAAAAAACAGGAGATGTAAGATAAGATGAAAACTATTAGCGAGAAAACACATCAAAAATTGTTAAAAATGGCGATTGAAAAGTTGGAAAATAGCGTAAAAATGCTAAATGGCAACATAGAAGTAAATGGTGAAACATTTATGTTGGAAGATGCAGAAAAAGAAATAATATCACAACAAATTTATTCCTCGATTTTAAACTTTATTGAAGAACAAACAAAAATAGACATCAATATTATGAGCAAAATATTAGAGGCGAGGAATGAAAATAATAAACAAAAAAATCAATGAGATAATCCCATATCATAATAACCCTCGTATAAATGACGGTGCAGTAAATCATGTTGCATCTTCAATAAAGGAGTTCGGATTCAAAGTGCCGATAGTCATAGACGACTCAAATGTCATTGTAACGGGACACACAAGGCTCAAGGCTGCTTTAAAGTTAGGATTGGAAGAAGTACCCTGTATAAAAGCTAATGACCTTACACCTGCACAAATTAAAGCATTCCGGATAGCAGATAATAAAACAAGTGACTTCGCTATTTGGGATTTTCCTTTACTTGACATCGAATTAGCAGAATTGAAAGAACTCGAATTCGATTATGAATTTGGGTTTGAGTTTTTAAGACCTGATGATTGCGATGAGGATTTCACTCTTCCAGATGGTGATAAAGAGCCATTTCAGCAAATGGCATTTATTGTGGCAGATGTGCAGGCTGAACAGATAAAATCAGCATTAATTTTATCTAAAAAAAATATAGATATTGAAACATATAATAACACAAATTCAAATGGGAACGCATTATTTAGGATAGTGAGCGAATGGGTAGAGCTAAAGACATCAGAGTAAAGGTTATTCCTGCAAAGATAGCAAATGACTTTGTTAGGAAACATCATTATTCAGGTATGGTTGCACCAACAAGTAAAATACACTTCGGGGCTTTCTTGGATGGCAGACTACACGGTGTCCTACAATTTGGCAATCCGATAAGTAAGAGAAGAATGCTTGGTCTTGTAAATGACACAAAATGGAACGAAATGCTTGAACTTAACAGAATGGCTTTTGATGAATACTTGCCAAAAAACTCAGAGAGCAGGTGTATATCTATTTGTATGAAACTAATAAAAAAGAATGCTGGGCATATAAAGTGGATAGTTAGTTTTGCAGATGGAACTCAATGTGGCGATGGGGTTATTTATAGGGCAAGTGGTTTTTATCTTACTCAAATAAAAGAGAATAAAAGCATCATAAAATTACCTGATGGCAAAATTATTCACCGTATGAGTTTAAATATGGGGTGTGTTCCGTTAGTGGCTAAGAAATATAATCCCAAGAATTTAACGGTGTCGAATGCGATAAAAGAACTTAATGCAGAGATTTTGGCAGGGTTTCAAATTCGATACATATACCTAATAGATAAATCATGCAAGATAACAGTACCAATATTACCATTTTCAAAGATAGACGAAATGAATGCCGGGATGTATAAAGGCGAAAAGAGATTACAAGCGGATGCTCATAAGCGAGGCTCTGGCGACCAGTTAGAGAAAGGCGGTGCGAATCCGACCCATCCGCTCCATATTTGAGGAACAAAATGGCAACAAAAAAGAAAGCTGGCAGGCCTAAAAAAGAATTTGACCTCCAACAAGTAAAATTACTCGGTCAGTTCAGAGCGACATATTCTACAATGGCTGATTGGTTCGAATGTTCAGAAGATACTATCCGTCGCAATATGCAGAATGAAAAATCGGGATTTTGCAAGGTTTATAAAAAAGCACTTGCAACTACGAAAATGAAATTGTCCGAGGCACAAATAAAATATGCGTTGAACGGAAATGCTACTTTATTGGTTTGGCTCGGTAAAAATTTACTCGACCAACACGATAAGTTAGAGGTGTCGAGTAACAAAAAACAGGTTGAAAAGATAGAATGGCTATAGGTAAATTGGAAACATTCAATTTTGAACTCGAAACATTCGACAAGGAAATCGACAACAAAATTAAGGGCAAGAAAGACAGTGAAGAAGAAATTATTTAATGAACATTAAAAACTACCTACCGCACCAAAAAGAGTTTGCAACCTCGAAAGAGAGATATACAGCTATTGTGGGTGGTTATCGTTCGGGAAAGACCAGAGCAATCATTTACAAGTACATTCATTTGTCGGTTAAACGCAAAGGCAAAGTCAAATTGCTAATAATAGCACCGACATATCGCCTACTTCGTGATGTGGATTTACCTTTATTCACTGAATATTTCGATGAAAAAGGCATAAATTACAAATTGATTAAATCAGACCTAAAAATAAAGGTCAATGATTATGTGTGTGGAGAGATAATATTCAGAAGTGGTGACAATCCTCAAAAGATAGTAGGATTTGAGGTTACTGATTTTATCATTGATGAGTTTGATATTATCAGAAAAGCAGACCAAAAAGACTTATGGGTCAAGGCACTTGCGAGGATTAGCGGTAGTAAAAACGGGACTGGTTCAATCGTAACCACACCAGAGGGCTATAAACATACCTATGAACTGTTTGTTGAAAAGAAAATCGGTAAGTTAATCAAAGCAAAGACAACCGATAATCACTATCTGCCAGAGGATTATATTCAATCATTGTTCGACAATTACGACAGCCAACTGATTGAACAA